TCAAAAAATTTTTTCAATTAAATTAGTTGCTTTATTAATCATATCATCATTAACATGTGCGTATGTTTTCATAGTCATTTCTATAGTATGCCCTAATAACTTAGCAGCAGTCTTAAAGTCGACTCCATTTCCAATTAACATGGTAGCATAAGTATGTCGTAAATCATGTATGCTTATATTATAACCATTTCTTTTATAACAATCTCTTAACCCTCTACTTAAATTTATAGAGTCAGCACAAACAATTATTCTATTATGAATATCAGTAACAAAGTTTTTCTTGAAGTTTTTTAATTCTTTTAATGTGTTAGGTGATATTGGAACTACTCTATTGGAATTTTTACTTTTAACGGATCCAAATCCCCAATTACCACTCTTAAGTTTTTTCCATTGTTTATTAACGGTAAGTGTAGAATTTATTTCATCAATATCAGCCCAAGTCAAACCAAGAACTTCACCAATCCTCAAGCCGCAAGTAGCAGCTATTAAAGAAGCTATATAATATTTTTTATAAGTTATTTTGCCTAATAGATCTTTTAATTTAGCTTTATCTAATGCTTTTATTTTTTCTTGTTTCTTACTTTTTAAAATTTTAATTCCATCAACTGGATTTTTAGCAATTAAATTATAAGGTTTTATTGCATTTGAGAAAATAGTATTTAATTTAGAAACGTATAATTTAGTTGTTGAAGAAGCTAATCCAGTTTTAATCATGTTGTCTACGCAGGTTTGAATTTGCATAGTATTTATTTTAGTTAATTCCAAATCATTTAATTCTTTGAATCTATTAAGTGCAAATCTATAACTTCGTATAGTTCCAGGTTCTTTATATAAAATTTCATGTTCTAAAAACATAATAGTAAAATCTTTAAAAGTTATATTTCCATAATCAGTATTTAAGCTATTTTCAATATTACATTTTAAATCATCTAATAATTTATCAGCAGCTCTTTTAGCATCATTTTTTTTCTTAAATCCCTGCTTGCTTTTTTGTTTCCATTTACCATTTACTTTATAAGAAATTATAACTTGTATGCCTTTATCTTTTTTTCGATAAGTAATATTATAATCCATAAATTTCACCTTTCTTTTAACGTTCATATAGGACATTTTATATTAAATAGACATATTATACCTAAGAGTATATAAAATGCATTACAGAGGGCTATTATAAGGAATTAACCCTAGCTTAGCTTTTGTGCAATACTTTCTAATACTTCAATTATTCGTTTTAAGTTTTCCTCATTTTCTTCTGGGGTGATATCTGGTTCGACTATTATTACTTTGGGCATTTTATCACCAACTTTCTTAAAATAATAAATTTATACTACATCTGTCACATCTTTTGTCACACTTTTTAACAAACAAAATCCAGTAATACCAAGCTTTATATCTATTTTGTGACAAACAAAAGTGTGACAATATATAATATATTTTTTTATATAATATATAAAAAGTTATTCTAATTTTATTTTATATATAAAGAATATTTTTTTATCTGTCACTCTGTCACAATTATGTTTATAAGTTAGTAATATCAATGGTTTACACTTGTGACAGCTAAATTTAATTATCTGTCACACTTTGTCACAAAACAGGTTTAAATTATTGGTATACCTATGCTTTCATTTGTCACACTTTTAATTTTATATTCACATCTAATAATTCTTTTAATAAATAATTATCCATATTAGACATATCTATGTTTAAATCATCTTGGTCAAATAATAAAGCTACTGCGAATAAGTTAGCTTCATATTCTTCTATTCCATTATGTTCATCACCAAACTGATTTAATAATTTATCATCATGCATTAAAACATGACCTAGCTCATGTGCACATAGTACCTTTTGTGAATTAGTTGTAAAATGACTATTTAAATTAATAATAGGTTTTTCAGAGATTTTCAAAGTATATGCTGGATATATATTTGGCTTAAGATTTATATAATTAATTTTTATTCCTAATGCAATGCAAATTTTAATTGGATTTCCCCCATATTGATTCTTTATATCTTGTGCCAGTTGTATAATTTCTTCTGTCTTCATAAATCCCCCTATAATTTGTATACTATTTTTTCATCTTTTATATATGAAATTATTTATTATATTTAGGTCCTAACATTTTCATTAGATTTAATAATTCATTTGCAAATTCGATTATATCTTGGTCGCTCATTTTAGAAGTATCAAATCCACCATATCCCATAATAGCTGGTTGTTTTAATATAAATTGCATAGCTGCTTCAGGGGTTTTAAACTCATAATTTTCTACCTCAGAATATGACCTAGCTTCTTCTGCAATTAAAGCATTGTTATAGTCTTCAAATGCTTCTCTCCATATATTTATATCCCAATCTACCATTTCAGTGGTAGAGGAACTGAGTGTACTAGAAATATATTTTGCAAAATCCTCCTGTTTTTCAATGTTCATATCTGGGAAAAATTTATTTATTATAGATAGCAATAAATTATTAGATTCATCAAAGAAAGATAAGGGAACTTCGCATACTTTAGCTATTTCAGCAAGTAATCTATAGTTTGGATAAGTTCTCCCATTTTCTATATCACCTATATAACTTCTTGATTTACCTAAACTTTCTGCTAAATCATTTTGAGTAAATTTTTTTCCAATCTTTTCGGCTTTTAGTTCTCTAGCTTTTTTGATAAGAATTCCAATTTCCTCTTTGCTTAAAGGCATTTTTAATCGTCTCCTTTCTATTGATGTAATTATACGTCAATTACGTCTGTATGTCAATGAAATGACGTAAATAAAAGATATGATAAGATTTTACAATTTATTTTTGAAATATGAGAAAATTTGAAAAAATAGACGATTATTTACGTCAAAATTGAACTAGATTAAAGAAAGAAAATGACGTAAAATATAACCAAGTCAATTGTTGACGCAAATAAACGGCAAGGAGGCGTAAATACGTGACGGAATTAGTGGGCAACTTATCATGGAATAAAAAAATTGAAGTTTTAAGAATAATAAAAGGGTGGACTCAAAAAGAAGCTGCTGAAAAGTGTAATACCAATCAAAAAGTTTATTGGATATGGGAGAGTGGTGGAAGCTATCCAAGAAAAAATAGTAGATTAGCTATAGCGAAAGCATTTGGAATTAAAGAAGAAGAAATTTTTAATTAAGGGAGAGCTTGTAAAAAAAGGAGGATAAATAATGAGTAAAATAACAACGTTTGAAGGTCAAGAAGTAAGAGTAAAAACAGATAAAGGCGTAACACTTATTAATTTAGTTTGTACGGCTAAGGCGTGTGGATTAACTAGAATTGCTAATAGTGGCAATGAGGTTGTTAGATGGACAAGTAAGGGCATAACTGAAAAATTAAATTTAATCCGTGCCACAGATGTGGAACGAAAGTATTCGGAAGAAATTCAATATATTTTAGATGAAATAGAAAACACAGACGATAGAAATACAATTTACATGAGTAGTTGGTTATCAAAGCGTCTAGCACTTGAATGTCATTCTGAAAAGGCAATGAGATATAAAAACTTCTTAGTTACTTTAGATGAAGCAAGAAAGCAGGGACAATTACAACCAGTAAGTCAAGGAACTATTTTACAGTTAGCACAAGGTATGCAAATGATAGGTCAAGTGGTACAAGACATACAAACTGCTATGACTAATATAGAAACTTATGTAAAAGACAGTATTCAATCAAAAGATTTACAAATAGAAAAGACAATGAATTTAATAGGTTTCAGATCGATTAATACCAAAAGACTTTCAGATAAGCTTAAAGAGCAATTAAGTGAACATTTGGGAGTAGCAGTTAATGCAAGTAGCAATGTTTATAGGAGAACTAAAGGTAAAATCTTTAAAGAGTTCAAGGTGGTTAAGTGGGAGGACATACCAGTTAGTAAGTATAATGCAGTGCATGCTTTCATTGAAGAAGTTGTATGCAAAAATATATAGTACAAAAGGAGGTTTATACATGGACAATAAACTCTTAACACAAAAAGATTTATCTGAAAGATGGCAAGTTTCAATTAAAGCTATAGAAAGTTACAGACAACAAGGAATAATAACTCCAGTAGAAGGGTTACCTTCTATAAGATTTAATCCTCGGCACATAGCAGAGCTGGAAGGCACTAAGTTAGAAAGATTTAGTCCATTGGAACGTAGACGTATGGAAAGAGAGCTAGAGCAGCTTAAACAAGAAAATGAAAAGCTTAAAGGTATTTTAAGTGCAACATTAGCTAACTTAGCACCTGTTATTAATTTATAAGGAGGGAATACAAATGCTTAAAAGATTACTTGCAGAAAGAGGTGTTATTTTAACAAAAGAATTATCAGATATAGTGATAGCAGATATTAAATTTAACAAAATTAGATTTAACAAATGTACAAGTTTAGATTATTTGCTAAGCATAGCAGAGAGAAGTGCAAGTATTTTAAAAAGATGTGCATAGAAAGAAGGTGTAAGTAATGAATGAAAATTGGTGCACATTGGCAATAGCAGTTCTCTATGAAAGGACTTGTACAATAGAGCAGGCATTTGAATTATATAACCAAGGTAGGATTTTTAAAAACAGAAAAAAATCTGATGAAGATTTAGCAGATATGGTTAAATTGAGAGAATTCTTGTCACTTAAAGAAATAGCGGAAATATATGGTAGTAGTGAAAGTACTGTATGCCAGTTAATAAATAAATTTAAAAAGAAAAAAATAGCTCCCTGCCAGGAGCCAAACAATTAAGTTAAAATACGTTACTTAAATTTTAAATTAGATTGGAGGATTTGTAAAGATGAAACAGGCAATAACAGGGTATATAACAGCTTTAATAAATATGTACAGTGATGGAAATGTTGAAGAAAAATTTGTACAACAATTAAATGATCTTTTAGATTATGTAGCAGACTTAAAAGAAGAAAATAGAGAAGATATTACAAGGGTTGTTTTAAACAATAATATAGAAATAACAAAACTACAAGAATATATAAAAGAACTTGAGGAAAGTTGTGAGAATAACAATGAAGTTACAAGACAGCAATGGGAAAAAATAGTTAGGCTAAATAATGCTAATCGTATATGGCAAAATACTTGCAACCTACTTATAGTGAAGCTAGAAAGCATGTAGGGGATAAAGTGAAAAGTAATAATCAGTATATAAAACTCCATGAAAGAGATATTTTGACTTTAAAAATAATTAACAAACAATTACAAAAACGCATTAATAATAATAATGCAAAGATAGAGCAATTAAGAAAATATAATAGAGAGCTTAAAGGGAGGAACTAATAATGGTAAATTCAATTTTTTTAAAAAATTTGAGCTTAAAAAACTTTAAAGGCATAAAAGATTTAACTATAGATTTTGGTAAGGTAACAAACATATTTGGGGAAAATGGAACAGGGAAAACTACTATTCAGGATTCATTTACATTTTTGTTATTTGATAAAGATAGTAAGGATTCAACTAAGTTTGATGTACAGCCATTAGATGAAAACAATAACCCAATTCATAACTTAGAAACAGTTATTAAGGCAACATTAGACATAGATGGCAAGGAAGTAGTCTTAAAGAGAGTTTATAAAGAAAAATACAATAAAGTAAGAGGTACTGCAAAGACAGAATTTAAAGGTTATGAATCAAAGTATTATGTGAATGAAGTACCTAAAAAAGTTACAGAATATAAAAATTTTATATCAGGGTTACTGGATGAAAAATTATTTAAATTAATAACTAATCCTTCATATTTTCCAAGTCTACCTTGGAAGGATAGAAGATCTATCATAACAGAGATTGTTGGAGATTTAGATAACAAGGTTGTGCTTGATTTTAAAAAGGATTTAGAGCCATTAAAAATGTATTTAAAAGACAAGTCTTTAAATGACTTTGTGAAAGCCAATAGAAGTAAAATAAATCAACTAAAAAAAGATAGAATGCAGATACCTTCAAGAATAGATGAAGTAAATAATTCAATCCAGGAATTTGACTTTGATGGATTAGATATACAGCGAAGAGGTGTAGCTGCAGGCATTAAAAATATAGATGAACAATTATTGGATAAGAGTAAAGCTGATGAAGGGTTATTTAAATTAAAGACAGCTTTACTGGAAAAAAGACAAGAACTAACAGAGACTGAATATAAGTTTAAGGCAAATGCAAATAAGCCCAAAATGGAAATTGAGGCAAAGATAAGAAGTGCAGAGATAAACATAAGACATTTGAATATGAACATAAATGAATTTGAGAAAGAAGTAAAAAGAAATCAAGAGTATATAGATAATACATTGGTTTTAAAAAGGAATAATTTATTAGAAATATATAACAATATTAAAAATTCTAAATTTGAATTTAATGAAGAAAATTGCATATGCCCAACTTGTAAAAGAAAGTTTGAAACAAATGACATTGAAGCTAAAAGGGAGAAATTAGAAGGTAATTTTAATTCCAATAAGGCTAAAAAGCTAAAGGAAAATATAGCAGAAGGTAAATCTACTGCGGCTAAGATAGAAGAATTAAAAAGTAAAAATGAGAGTTTAAGTAAAAAGATAGAAGATGAAGAAAATATGTTAGCAGCAACTAAAAAATCTTTGGAGACACTTCAAGGCAAATTAAACAGTTTTAAAACAGAAATAGAGGACCCAGAGAAAATTAAATATATAAAGCAAGAAATTTATAGTCTTGAAAGTCAAATTCAGTCTTATAAGAAAGAAGACACTACAGAATTAAACAATAAGAAGGAAGAATTACAAGAGCAACTTAGTAAACTGGACAAGCAGTTGACCTTTAAAGAAACAAATGAAAAGGCTAAGAGTAGAATTCAGGAGCTTGAAGAAGAAGAAACAAAATTGAGTGAAAAAATTGCAGAGCTTGAAGGGTTAGAAATTCTTTCAGAAGAGTTTATAAGAACTAAAGTAGAGCTATTAGAAGAGAAGGTAAATTCTAAATTCAAGTATGTAAAATTTAAAATGTTTAAAAATCAAATTAATGGCGGCTTAGAGGAAACATGCGAGCCTTGCATCAATGGTGTTCCATATAGCAGTAATTTAAATAGTGCAGCCAAAATTAATGCAGGATTAGATATTATAAATACTTTGTGTAATCACTATAATATCAATGCTCCAATATTCATAGATAACAGGGAATCTACTAATAAAATCATTGATGTGGATAGCCAGGTAATTAATCTAATTGTTAGTAAAGATAAAAAAATGAAAGTGGAGGTAATTTAGTATGGGCCAATTAGCAAAAGTAGAGAATGTAAAATCAATTTTAGAGAGTAGTAAAGGAATTCAAATAAAGGAAAGACTTAATGAAATCTTAGGTAAGAAAACACCTGGATTTGTAAGTTCAATGATAAATGTTTCAAATAGTCCTACCTTAAAAGAATGTGAGCCAATGACGGTTATTAGTTCTGCAGTTGTTGCAGCTACATTAGATTTACCAATAGACCCCAATATAGGGTTTGCTTATGTAGTACCTTATAACTGTAAAGATAAAAAAACTGGGAAATGGATTAAGAAAGCGCAGTTCCAACTTGGTTATAGAGGGTATGTTCAATTAGCTTTAAGAACTTCACAATATAAAAATATAAATGTAGTTGAAGTATATAGAGGACAATTAGCATCATGGAATCCACTTACAGAAGAATTACAATTTGATTTTGACAATAAAGAAAGTGATGAAGTTATAGGGTATGCTGGATTCTTCAAACTTACAAATGGATTTGAAAAGGTTGTTTATTGGAAAAAAGAAGATGTTTTAAATCATGCTAAAAAATACTCAAAAACCTTTAGTAGTGGCCCTTGGAAGGATGATTTTGATTCCATGGCGAAAAAAACTGTACTCAAGGATATGATTAAAAAATGGGGTATTTTAAGTATAGAAATGCAAACAGGAATTAAAGCAGATCAAGCAGTAATAAAAGAAGGAATTGTAAATAAAGATAGCGGTTTAGATGAAAATATTGATTATGTGGACAACCCTCAAAATGCAAAAGATGTTGATTTTGAAGAAATTAAAAAAGAGATAAAAGAAGAAGGAAATAAAGAAAGTATTGATATTGAGAGACATGAACCCCAAAAGGATGAGGCATCAGTAGTTGAAGCTGAAATAATTGGGCCAGAAAATAATGAAGAGGAAGCTCCATACTAATGATTAAAGTATTGGCCACAGGAAGCAAAGGTAATTGTTACATTATTCAAGCAGGAGAAGAAAAACTCCTGCTTGAGTGTGGAATTGATTGGAGAAATATACTAAAAGGCTTAAATTACAGTATTAAAGGGGTTAAAGGCTGTTTAATAAGTCATAAACATTCAGATCACTGTAAAAGCTTTAAAAGAGCATTTGAGAGTTTGCCCAAGGTATGTGCTCCATTAGAAGTATTAGAAAAGTACAATTGTAAAGAATACCATAAAACTTTTTTAATGAAACATTTAGATAAAGTTAGATTAGGAGAATTTACAGTAATGGCATTTAAGGCAGAACACACAAATTCAGATGCTACAGAATGTGAGTGTTTAGGTTATTTAATACAACACTCTCAGATAGGTAAAATATTGTTTGCAACAGACACATATTACTTAAGATATAAGTTTAAGAATGTGGATCATATATTAATTGAATGCAACTATTCAGAGAGATATATGGAAGATTTAGAATCATATGAAACAAGAACATTTAAATCTCATATGAGTTTAGAGACTTTAAAAGAAACTCTTAAGACTTGGGATTTATCCAATACAAAAACAATTACTTTAGTTCATTTAAGTGAGAATAATGGAAATCCAGAAGAATTTAAAAAAGAGATAGAATCTTTAACTGGCATACCGACATACGTTGCAGTGCCAGGATTAGAAATAAGTTAGGAGAGTAGAAAAAATGAAAGATATTTTTGAGGTTAAAGAAAGAATAATTAATCTTTTAAGTAGTGTAGAGAGAAAGGGAATAGATAGGGTTATTAAATATCTGGAAGAAAGTGACTTCTTTATCGCTCCTGCCTCTACTAGATTTCATGGAAATTATCAGGGTGGATTAGCAGAGCATAGCCTAAATGTTTATGAGTTATTTAAAGAGAAAAATAAAAGATTTGATTTTGGATTAAGTGAAGACACAATGAAAATTGTTGCATTGTTACATGATACATGCAAGATTAATTTTTACACTGTATATGATAAAAATGTGAATATAGCAGCTGCAGGGGAAAAGCCCAAGTGGATTAAAATGCCGGCTTATGGAGTTAATGATTTATTGCCTATAGGTCATGGGGAGAAAAGCGTTATTATTCTTCAGCAACTTATGCCCCTAACGAAAGATGAAGTGCTAATGATAAGGTGGCACATGGGAGGCTATGAACCAAGAGAAAACTTAAATAATGTTAGTGCCGCGTGGAATATATGTAATGCAGCAGTTGCTCTTAATACTGCAGATTTAGAGTCTAGTTATATATTAGAAGAACATTTTGAACCTGGTGAAGATAAAAAGCAAATGAAAATCAAAGGGGTGTAACGGATGAATAAAATACAACTTGTTGGGAGATTAACTAAAGATCCAGAGTTAACTTTTGCTCCTGGAACAGGAACAGCAGTAACAAAATTTACATTAGCAGTAAACAGACCGCAATTTGACAAGTCCAAGCAACAGGAAGCAGACTTTATTCCTTGTGTATGTTTCGGGAAAAGAGCTGAAGCGATAGCAAATTATGTTCAAAAGGGACATAGGTTTGGACTTAGCGGGCGATTACAAATTAATAAATATGTGGACAAAGAAGGTAACAATAGATGGAGCACAGATGTAGTAGTAGAAGATTTTGAGTTTTTACAGGATAAAGGGGCAAGGATTAATGAAAGTCAATCTAACGAATCATCTGTTGACTATGAGAAAGATTTAACTCCTGTAGATGATGGAGATATTCCGTTCTAGATTCATAAAAATTTGAATTAAGACGAAATATGAAATTTATGCGAATTAGATAAGGAGGAGATAATTATGAAAATGGATAAAGTTGCGGGGAGTAAAAATGATGAATTTTATACACCTGTTTATGCAATCGAACCAATATTAAAATATATAAAACCAAATTCTATTGTGTGGTGTCCTTTTGATGAAGAAAGAAGTTTATTTGTTAAAAGGTTAAGAAAAGAAGGACATACAGTTATAGCAACACATATAAATATTGGAATTAACTTTTTTGATTGCGATACACCCGAATGTGACTATATAATCAGCAATCCACCTTATTCTTGTAAAGGTGAGGTATTACAAAGATTATTTAATATTGGAAAACCTTTCGCTATGCTTGTAGGAGTTGTGGGTTTATTCGAAAGCCAAAAGAGATTTAATATGTTTAAAAACAATGATTTTGAAATACTATACATGAATAAAAGGGTAGCTTATTTTAAAGATTACAGTGAACAAAAACCTTCTTTAAATCCACCTTTTTCAAGTGTATATCTATGCAAGGGGATATTGCCAAAACAAATAGTATTTGAAGAAATTAATAAAGCAAGTTAGCTAACAATTCAAAGATTGGAGGTATAAAGATGATTTGTTGGGATTGTGGAAAAGAAATTGATAATACATTAGCAGTATATGACCAATTTAGTTGTGATATATGCGAGAGAACACTTTGCAAGGAATGTTATCTTGAGCATCTTGGGTTTTGCGAAGAGTGTTTAAGCGATAGAGAAGAATAGTCACAATTCAAAAATAAGATTCGGAAATGAAGTTATTGCGAGGTGAGATATAAATATGAGAGATTTAATAAAAGATATACCCAGTTTTTTATTAGGTGCTTCAATGGTCGGTTTCCCTGTAGGTTATATTGTAGGAGGTTATCTAAGTAAAAAATTTTATAAAAAGCGATAATCGCAATTCAAATAGCAGATACAGGAATGAAATTATTGTGTCACAAAGGGGTGAATATAATGAAAACTTTATATAAATGGGCAATAACAACTAAACCACTCAAGATTAAAAAAGAAATAATTAAAAATGTAAAAGAAAAAAGAGATGGAAGTATTATGGATAAAGGGGATTATTGTACTTATGGCTTTAAAGAAAATTTAGGAAAATATAAAATCAATACCTTATATAATAACCCTTCTAAGATTGATTGGATTCAATATATAAGTTTAAAAGATGATTTTGATTTAGAAAAAGTTAAAGAAATTTTGCTACAAGAAATAGAAAAGTGTAAGAAAGAACTTCAGCTTAAAGAGGATCAAATAAAAGAGCTGAAATAAATGTGTAATTAGAAAGTGGTGAGTATATATGGCTAAATGCTTAAAATGCGGAACAATATATTGTGTTTATGGAGGAAGTGAGGATTCTGAATGCCCTAAATGTAAAAGTAAAGATATAGATACTTCAAAAGAAAAAAGGCTATTTAAAAAATAGTCGCATTTCAAAGATATTAACAAAATAATCAAGGCAGGAGGATAAGAATGTATTATAAATTTACAGATACAGAAATTAAAAAACTTCTTAAAGAAAACTTTATGATTTTATATGATACAAGAGAGCAAAAAAATCAACATATACTAAATTATTTTGATGAAAAGAAAGTTAAATATAAAAAGAAAAAAATAGATGAGGGAGATTATACAGCTATTATTACTAAATGCCCTGAAATGGGCATTTATAGGGATATATATTTTCCAGTAGCGGTTGAAAGAAAGAATAGTGTTGATGAACTTGCTGGAAATTTAGCAGAAAAAACAGATACACATGATGATATAAGACTTATAAGAGAACTTCAAAGGTCAAAAAATAAAGGAATTAAAATGTATCTAATAATAGAGGATAAGAATGGTATGGAGAATATAAAGAAAGGAAATTATAGAAGTCTATATACACCTAAAGCTTTTTTAGGAAGGCTATCAAGTGTACAAGATTTATATTTACATGACACTATTTTTACAAATAATAAAGATACAGGCTTTGAAATATATAGAAAGCTTTATTATAGTATTAGAAATTATTTAAAAGAATTGAGTACAGATATAGGCCCAGCGGTAGAAAATGAGTAATGACTTCAGCGCAAGGAGGAGGTGAGAAGGTGGAACTGCAGGATATAGATTTAAAAGAATTGATTGAGAATGAAACAGGAGAGAGATTTAATAGGCAAGGGTACATAAAGTGCCCTTTCCATTCAGAAAAAACACCTTCCCTAAGGGTTAAATTTAATCCGGACACCAATAAAGATTTTTTTAAGTGCTTTGGCTGTTCAGAATGTGGAGATGCCATTGATTTTATAATTAAATATAAAAATTTGAATTACACAGAAGCTAGGGAGTATTTAGGAATTGAAGTTGAAAAAACTGAAAAAGAACTTCAGGAGGAAAAAGTAAAAGACTATGTAGATTGGGAATTATCAAAGTTTAGACAAGGTCAAAAATTACTGGGAATATTTAAATTTGTGAACGAAAGAGATGAAATAGTATATTTTAAAGCTAAATTTGCGAACGGAGAAGGCAAAAAACAACTTTCATATTATCATTTGGAAGGTGAAAAAGTAATTGCTAAGAGAGGAACTAGTGAACTCCCATATAACTTATACAATGCTTTAAGTGCTATAAAGAATGATGATGTATTGATTATAGATGAAGGTGAAAAAGATTCTAACACAATAAATTCTATATTTAAAAACAAAGGCTATGTGGCCACAAGTTTAAAAGGGTGTAAAGAATTAAATATTTTAAAAAATAATAGAATGAGAATCTATATAATAGGAGATACTGGACAAGCTGGAGAGCAATATAAGTGGAATATTTATAAGGAATTTAAAAAATATGCTATAGAATTTAAGTTTATAAACCTTCCAGGATTAAAAAACTTAGGTGATAACAAAGATGTAACTGATTGGATAGAGGTTGGCCATAATAAAAAAGATTTACTAGATGCCTTTGATAGATCCTTAGATATAAAAAACAAATATGAGTTGCAGCAGGATACAGGCGGAATATATAAAATAATGTTTAAAGAAAAAGCAGATGAAGTAATTGAAACTAAAAAGTATATTACAGATTTTAGATTACTAAAGGCAACCAGGATTAAATTTATAGATGATGAAACGGAAGGAGTAAGAATAGTACTTAAAAGTGTTACTGGAGATACAATTGAAAGAATAGGAATAAGTACTGTATTCGATGATGTTAAATCATTTAAAAATTTTCTTGGAACAATGGATCTTGTATTCAGTGGAAGAGTTGAAGATTTAAATAGATTAAAGGGATGGATAAATAAATATTTTGCTTTAGAGAATGAAGAAGTTTATGGCGGTGTTAAATTTATAGAAAGAGATGAAGAGTTAATTTTTGTAGAAAATAATGGCTCAATAACTTCAAAAGGAGTAAGTGAAAATATAAAAAGTGATGGCCGAAATAATGCAGATGTGCTAAAAAATGAACCAATAACAACAGAAGAATTGAAAGAAATTGTTAAACATATTTTTAAGTTTGCTGGTCCAGAAAAATCAATTTCTATCATTGGAACTGTAATAAATAATTTAGCGGTGTATCAGTGCCAAGCACTTAAGCAAAAATTACATCATCTTTTAATAGTTGGGGAGAGTGGTTCAGGTAAAAGTACAATACTTGAAAATGTAATTGCTCCAATACTTAATTATCCTAAGAAAGATATTAAATCTATTGGATTAATCAGTAATTTTGCTCTTATGAAAAATTTGAGTGATGGGAACTATCCAGCCTTATTTGATGAATTTAAGCCAAGCATGATGGATAGGTATAAAATAGGCAACATATCAGAAACATTAAGAAATCTATATGATAGAGCCACTATAAGCAAGGGAAATAAAAGTTTAAAAACTACGGATTTTAATTTATACAGGCCCATTATTTTAGCAGGAGAAGAAAGCTATCCTAACCAAGAAAAAGCATTGATTGAAAGAAGTTGCATTATATATTTATCCAGGAGAGAAAGAACCCAAAAGAATACAGAAGCTATGGAATGGCTAATAAAAAATGAAGAATTATTAAACAAGTTAGGAAGAAGTCTAATAGAGATTGTTTTAGAATTGGATGTGGATGGTTATAGGAGATTAAGATGTAATTGTAATTCTAAAATTAAAGGATTAAATAACAGAATTTTAAATACTGCCATTAATGAAAGCTGTGGGATAAGAATATTAAATTTACTTTTAGAAAAGCATGGATTAAAACAATTAGTTGATTTTGATGATTATATAACTCAAAATATTAAGGTTGAAGTGTTAGAGGATACTGAAAATGTTCGCAGTTTAGTCGAGAGAATGTTAATTTTATATAATGACATGATAAATGATAGCAGGGCTATAGGATGGGAAGATGTTGTAAAAAGTAGGGGAGATGGACTCTTTATCAAGACATCTGAGCTGATTAATCAAATACGTGAGCATGTTATTAGAGTTGGAGCTGATTTAGTTCCATTAAATTGTAATGATTTTAAAAAACAAGCTAAAAAAGCTGGGTATCTGGTTAAAGCTTCAGGAAAAGTTATAAAAGTAGATGGAAAATCAATAAAATTTGATATTTATGATAAAGAAATGTTACAAGCTTTAAAGGTGGATTCAATAGCTCCACCAGATTATGAAGAAGTTGATGGAGAAGATACAAAAATTTTCCCATTTAAACAGGTTACCCAAAAAATATAAAGGTAACCAAAAGGTAACTAAAAGGTAACCTATGCAAAGTATTGATATTACTATATTCTTTATATAAATATATATATAAGTTACCAAGTTACCTAAATATAAAAATAATATACGTACGTGTATATATTTTAAATTATATATATAAAAGATAGGCACATTATTTTTACAAAAAGGTAACCATAATAAAAAATATTTAAAGTATTAGTATTACTAAGGTTGAGGCATGTTAAAAAGGTTACCTTTTTTAAGACTTCAAAAAGGTAACCTGAATTATGGAGGTAAAAAATTTGGAAGAAAATAAATTTAAAAAAACAGAATATCATTTATATAACTACAAAGATATAGATATATTAAACCAGTTAGCAGATATTAAAATAAAAAAATTAAAAAATGATATAAATATTAAAGCAATAGAGTATGAAGAAAGAACAAGTAAAACGAATAAGTTTAATTCAGAAGTAGAAAATGAAGTTATAAGAAGAGAAGAGTATATTCAAATAGAATTAGAACTATTACAGCAAGAAAAAGAAAATAGAATAAATGAAAAAGAATTGATTAACAAAGTTATGGAGCTATTAGAATATGATGAAAAGAAATTAGTTGAGTTAAGATATTTTAGTAAGCCAACAAAGAGTTGGACAAGTATAGCGCAAGAGCTTAATCAATCAGTTGATAATTGTATTAAAGTAAGAAGAAAGATAATAAGCAGAATATCTGAATTATTATTTTAGTATTATTGTATTATTATTTTAGTATTATATTATTGAAGGATTACAGTTTTAAGTTATTTTAACGTTATATAATAGTATCATAGGAAATAAAGCAAAGGACATTTAGTAAATAGCTAGGTGTCTTTTTTATTGTAAAGAAGTAAAGGAGTGATAACTGTAAATATGGATAATAAAGAATTAAGTCAACAGCAATTAAAAGCAATTGAGTTATTACTCAAAGGTACGAGTATTAACGATATTGCAACTATCACTGGTGTTAGTAGACAAACAATATCAACATGGAAGAATAAGAATGAAGTGTTTAAGGCTGAGCTTGACAAAAGCTTACAGGCCTTAAAATCTGAGGTTAATAACAAGATACTACTTAATATAGAACCATTAGTGGATAAGCTTGTTAGGATTGCCCTTAAGAGTAATAGTGATAAGACCTCATTGGATGCTATTATATATGCTATCAATAGGTTGTGTGGAACTCCTACTAATAAGACACAGGACATGACAAGTGATAAAGACAATGACAAAGAAATTAATATAGATGCATTGCTAAGTGAAATAAAAGAAGATAATAATAACTAATTACATGGTATCGAAAAGTATACTTATGATACTATATAAAATATAACGCACTTAAGCCGTTTCAAAAGGATAAAATAAAAATAAACAGTATCGAAAGTATATGTTGACATTTTGATACCATAAGAATATAATAAGATCATAAAGAAAGTTAGTGAAGGGGTAGGTTCTAAATTTGAACCTCTGTTCCCTGTGGCGACGGGCTACATAAAATTTTATTATATTTTTATAGTTGAAGGAGATGTCCATATGTTATATTTTGCATACCATAGAACCTCAACAGAGGATCAACATTTAGATAGAGGACTTAAAGAAATAAATGAGTTTATTGCTAATCATAATATTGAATTGGTTGGAGAAATATATACAGACCAATGCACAGGTAAAAATTTTGATAGACCGCAATACAAGGATTTAATGAAAGCTATGGATCTAGCAAGTCAAATTAATCCTAATGAAAAAATTTCTTTAGTAGTTACTGAACTTGATAGACTTGGTAGAAACAAGCAGCTTACATTAAAAGAAATTAGAAAGATGCAAGATAACGGAATAAGATTAATGGTATTAGAAATTCCAACAACATTAATTGAATTACCTAAAGATAGTTCTATAGCTACTATGATTATGGAAACTATAAATAATATGCTTATCGAAATGTACGCTTCATTCGCTCAAGCTGAACTAGAGAAAAAAGAAAAAAGGCAACGTGAAGGTATTGCAGCTAAAAAGGCAAGAGGTGAATGGGAGGATTATGGAAGACCAAGAGCTTTGGAATTTGATAAATTCTCAAAGGAATATAAAAGAGTTCTTGATGGATCTATTAAGCCAGTAGAATGTATGAAACTATTGGGAATAACTAAACCAACTTATTATAGATATAGAAAAGAATATGAAGAAAATAAATTAGTATAAAGTAAGCACTTAGAGTTTATTTAGGTGCTTTTATTAAAGGATTATAATTTTTCTTGTAGAATATTGTATTTTACGAGGTGATTCAAATGAAAAGCAATGAATTGCAAAAAGATTTAATTAAAATTATAGTTGATGATTTTGGGGCAAAACTTACAAAGCCTGAATTTAATCAGTATGTAACAAAATTAAGAGATTATTTTATAAAATATATTATTGAAGAGAGGAAATATACAGGGAAAGTTTTAGATTTATTTAAATTCGATTTAGGGAAAACTGATATAATTAATAGTGTGATTTATTATGTTGTAGAGAATGAAAATGTTAAAAGTAAATCTGCAATAGATGATTTCTTAATAGCTTTAAATATGCTATTTGAAGAGGTTATAAATGATAAATATTTTAATCAAAATCTAAATAACCTACAACCATTTTCTAAATTAAGTAGTGAAATTGCACGAAAAATAGAGAAAGATAGAATTAAAGATTTAAAGGAAAAGGAAACTAGACCCGCAATATCAAATGAAGAATATATAATAATTGTTGAATACTTAAATAATATGATTTTGAACTCTTTGAAAGCCCATGAAGTTAAAATAATAATAAAATTATTACTACTTTATGGTTTTAGTTTTGATAGAATTATTGAATTAAAAACTAAAGATTATTGTTCAGAAAAAGGTACTTTATCTATAGTGTATGGTAATATTACTAATAGATTAAATTTTATATTAGAATTACCTTATGAACTAAACAAATTAATGAAATCATATTTAGAGATTAGAAATAAAAGATATCCTAATGCAGAGAATTTATTTGTGACAACAGAAGGTACTACAATAACACATGGGTTTCTTACATATACATTAGACAATATCAAAAAGGAATATGACTTACAAAAAAGTAAGTCGCATGATAATAAAAATACTTTTACAAATACCGGATTAGCTAAATATGCTGTCATTCAAATGATACTCGAAGGTATGAATCAATCAATAATTCTAGATTTAACTGGATTTAAAGAGGAACAATTTTCATATTGTCAAGATTACGTAAATGAATTAAAAAATCTTAATCGAAATAGATATGTAAATCATATTATTAGAGGTATTTCAACTTATGATGATATATAAAAGAATATATTTAAGTAAAATATCTAAAGAACAAACAAATTAGTTTGTTCTTTTTATTTATAATAAAAATGGAGGTGCTAAGATGATTTACTTTGATAATTTAGAATTTGATATACAGATTAAATATGAAGTATATTTGCTTAATAAATATCTAATTAAACATTATGATAGTGAAACATCTAAAGCGCTCTTAATGGCAAATAATAATAACTTAGATAAATTAGCAAGGGCATTAGGGGAAATAGATATAGAGTTTTTCTGTTTGTATTTTATGAGCGATATTTTTGTTGTCAAAGGGTTAAGTGAAGATAATACAATACCCAATGACCATAAGCCTAATGTGGCTAGACAATTATCAAAAGGTCATTACGAGCTATGGAATATAGCAAATGATATATTCGTAAAAGATAAATATGATAAAGTTGCTATAATTGAGCCACGTGGGTTTGCTAAAACTACTATATTTGATATGGCGGTATCTGTATGGCTTCATTGTTATGAAAAATCTTTATTTACTCTTTTAGGAGCAAAGACAGATTCTGATGCAACACAATTTCTTGATTCTATTAAAAAAGTATTTAATGATAATAAAAAGATAATTAAATGTTTCGGTAAATTAATTAATATTAAAGTAATAAAATCAAATGGAGAAAGATACACTGTAAATTCAAACGAGGTTGAGTTCACTAATGGAACTTATATCAAAACTGTTGGCTCTGGTACTTCTGTAAGAGGTAATAACTGGGGTGGTATTCGTCCTACTGTATTTATAGGTGATGATTTTCAAGATGAAAAAAATATTTTGACTGATGCTGCAAGAGAAAAACAATACTCTAAGTGGACAAAAGAAATTGAAGAGGTTGGAGATAAAGCTGTATTTAGAAATGGTAAAAAGATTAAATCGGCTACTAAGATAATTGCTATAGGTACAGTGCTGCATATTGATTGTCTTATGAGTAAATTAAGTAGAAATAATGATTATTTTACTATCTTAAGGCGTGCAATAATATTAGGACCAGGACAAACAGTAGAAGATATATTTGAGAGTACTTTATGGCAACAATGTCATGACATTTATTTTGATGAAAAGTTAAATAAGGATGAAAGAAAAGCTAAAGCTAAGCAATTTTATGAGGACCATAAATCTGAAATGCAATTTCCAGTATGGTGGCCAGAAAAATGGGATTGCTTTAATGATTTAGCTGTTAAGTATTGGGAAGATAGAAAAGCGTTTATGAGTGAACTTATGAATGACGCAAGTTCTATAGGTGAAAAGTGGTTCAAATTTGTTGGAACTCAAACTAAAGCAGAAATTGGAAATCATGATTTTACAAAAACAATGTTATGTGTAGACCCTGCATCAACGACTAATAAAAAATCTGACTTTACAGCTGCAATCGTTGGTTCTAAAGCAACAAATGATTTTACGTATATAAGAGATTTAATTATGAAGAAATTAAGTTTTGAACAATATTGTAAGGAAGTTGTTGAAATGCTAGAAAGGAATCTTGATGTAACACATATAAACATTGAAAAAAACACATATCAGGGGGCAGATGTTGTTAAAATTAAAGAACTGATAGAAAAAAGTCCAATACTAAAAGACAAACAGTATGAATGGATTAATGAAATGCAAAGAAAAAATAAAGATGAAAAAATATCTACAGTTGTTGATCCAATTAATAATGGCCAGATTATAATATGTTCTGATTGTGAGGATAGTAAAGCAGCTATTAAACAAATAAAAGACTTTCAGGGACAACTATATACTATACATGATGATATGATAGATTGCATTTCTGAACTTGAAATTAAAATTAAAACTATTGAGACTATTGGAGAAGTTACTATTCTTGATAGAAGAAAATTTGGTTTGTAGGAGGTGATTAAAATAGATATAAATTTACTTAAAAAAGCTTATGAAGAATATCAAAATAACTTGCAATCTTATGCTAAAATGTATGTCTATTATAAAGGGAATACTGATGCAATGGCTAATTATAAAATGGTTACTGAAAGGTCAAATAATAAAACTCCAGTTAACTATATTAAGAAATTTATTAAAGAAGAAGTTAGCTACAGTGTTGGGAATGATGTAAATTATATTTCCAAAAGTGGTAATGAAAATATAGTTAATGACATTGACTATTACCTGGACCATTGGAGTGAAGGACACGACTCTAATTTAGCTAAAAATATGCTTATATATAGTTTGGCTTATGAACTTTATTATGTAGATAAAGAAGGACAATTTTGTAGTAAAGTAATACCACCAACACAAGGATATGCTGCCATAGATGATTTTGGTAACATATCTTTTTTTATGCATTCTTATAAGTTGAAATTTGATGATACTACTTATATTGACGTATATACAGATAAAGAAATATTACATTTTAATGATAAGTTTGAGAAAATTAATAAACCTACAAAACATATTTTTGGTGCTGTGCCAGTTGGACTAGCTAAATTAAGTGAAGAGGGTAAAGATGATACTTTATTTAAGGATTTAAAAGGACTTCAAGATGCTTATGAAACTAATTTATCTGACATAAGTAATGAAATAAGTGATTTTAGAAATGCTTATATGGTGCTTACTGGAGTAAGTATAAATGAGGATGATATTCCAGCGATGAAAAAATTAGGAGTAATGCAAATTAAAGATAAAAATGGTACTGCTGCATGGTTAATTAAAAATATAAATGATACATTTATCCAAAATACTTTAAATACGTTAGAAGATAAAATGTATCAACTTTCTAGCCATATAAATCATAATGAAAAAATGCAAAGTAATTTAAGTTCTTTAGCTTTAAGAGCTAGATTAATAGCTTTAGAAGAAAAATGTAAGCTTAATCAAAAATCTATTGCAGATTGTATTAAAACTAGGCTTAAATTTTTATTTATATATTTAAAAGTTATTAAAAATATTGAATATGACTTTAGAGATATAAAAATTAAGTTTACACCTAATATTCCGCAGGATGATTTAATGACAGCTCAGGTCATAAGTCAATTAGGAGATAAACTGTCTACTGAAACTGGATTAAGTTTATTAAGCTTCATTGAAAATCCTAAAAATGAAATAAAAAAACTTAAAGATGAAAATCCAATAGACTTAGATAATGTGGACTTTGGAGCTGATGAATAATGACCAGAGAAGAAGAATTTAGCCAAGGGTTATATGATGAAGCTAATGAGCAGCTAAAAGAAGTTTATAAAGAGCAGAAACAGAATAGAGATGAATTATTAAGAGAGATAGCATTAATTATGCTTACTTATACTATTATAGATGGTTTAATGAGCCTTAAGAGCAAAAATAAACGCAATGAATATAAAAGCTTATCCAAGTTAATTACTACCGCCACCCAGGGCCAAAAAGCTACTCAAACACGTGTTATAAATAACATTTTAGGTAATACAGTTAAAAATACTTTTGATTTTTACTCTTATAATGCTAATTTAAAAGATGTAAAGAAAATAATAGAAAATAATTTTAAAGGTAAACATTTTTCAACTAGAGTTTGGGATAATGAACAAAAAGTCGCAAAGCATTTGCATAAACAAGTTAAAAATTTTCTTGATGGTAAGATAAATGTTAACCAAATAAAAAAAGACATTGAAAAAACTTATAATAACAATGCTTATGAAGCTAGACGGTTAGTTGAAACAGAGGTTAATAGATGCTGTAGTAATGTTTTTGATAGATTCTGTAAAGAAACAGGAGTTAAAAAGGTAAGGTATAATGCCACTTTAGATAAGCGGCTATGTAGTGATTGTGCCCAATATCACGATAAAGTTTTTGATTTTGATAAAAAAATAGAAACCCCAAGACATCCTTTATGTAGATGTTTCTATATTGTTGAGGAGTAAGAGAAAATATTAAGAATAAAAGGAAATACTGTTACAGAAAAATTTAATAGTAGCTATAATGGTAATTTTGTTAATAAAAAATTAAGATATATATCCTAAATTGTTAAGTAATTGTTAATAAATGGATTAGACATAAGATTATACAAAAATTTACATTTATTAGTGGTAAAATAATCATGTAATATAATTTAATTAAGGAGCGATTTTTATGAAATTTAAAATGAAACCAGTAGCTATATTATTTATGGCACTACTACTATCTATTTCTGTACCATTGACTGCTTTTGCTAGTACTTCTACAGGAAATTCACTTGTAAATGTTGTTGTTTCCGATAGTGATACAAAAACTATAATTGCTCAAGTACCAAAAGAGCATGTTGCTGAATATAAAGAAAAATTAAAGAATCCTGATTTTAAACAAGAGCAAATTAACATGATGAATGGCAGTACACGTACTCTTCCAGCACGTGCTCTTCCAGAAGGAAAAATTATTACACAAAAATATTTAGACAGATCTGATGTAAAAAGAGCATATGAGGCTGTTCAACCTGGTGCATTTGAATCTATTATTGTTGATCTTGGGGCAGGAGCTGCTCTTGGACAGATAATGAAAGCTTTAAATGCCTCTAACGCGTGGACTCTTACAGCTACAGTAGTCGCTTGGGCAGTTGAGTATATAAGAGTTAAGCCGCAGGATTGGTGGACACAATCATATATAATGCTTTTCGAAAATCGTATTAGTTGTGTAAGAATGTCACATATTGAAAACCTAAAGCCAACGTATCCTGCAGCTTGGTTAATTTTAGAAAGGTTATAGATTTATTAAATATATGTAATCTAACTAATTTATAAGGAAAATTAAAGAAAAAGGTTATATCTTCTTTATATAAGATATAATCTTTTTTATCTATAAAAAGCTTATATTAACAAAGAAGAAAATATATGAATAGAAAAAGTAATATGAGTAAATAAGGATTTAAATAATCTAATTAAAGTCTTAGGAAACTAAGGCTTTTTATTATGCCATAAAATTTAAGTTGTGTCTTTAGTCTTAGGGTTAAAGGGACAAATAGGAGGAAAGTAAAATGTTAAAAAAAGATTTATTAGAATTGATAAAAGATATTGAAGACGATAAAGATATTGACGAAATATTGGCAACTAAGTTTGGCGGTTTAGAGGTTTTTAAACAGAAAATAAACACTGATAAAGATTTTAAATCCTATATGGATAGTGAGAAGGATAGGCATTATAATAAGGCGTTAGACACATGGAAAGCTAACAATTTACAGAGTTTAATTGATGAAAAAATAAAAGAATTATATCCAGAGGACGATCCAAAGGATTTAGAACTAAAAAAATTACAACAAGAAATGGAGAATATGAAGAAAGAAAAAATAAAAGAGCAGCTAACTAATAAAGCTCTTAAAATAGCCACTGAAAAAGGTCTACCAAGTCAATTGGTAGATTATTTTATTGGGCAAGATGAAGAAACTACAAATAAAAATTTAGAAACTTTAGAAAAAGTATTTACTGAAAAACTAGAAACTACAGTAAAAGAAAGATTAAAAGACAATAGTTATACACCACCAAGCGGAGGAGGTGGAGGAGATATAAATCCTTACGCTAAAGAAAGCTTCAGTCTAACAAGACAGGCAGAGCTCGAAAAAAATGACCCTGAAAAGGCTAAGACATTAAGAGACTTAGCAAATAAAATTTAAAGAGGAATGGTGATAAATTATGACAATAACAAAATTAGGAGATATGATAATACCTAGTAATTTCGCAGCTTATACTGCTGAACAGGCAGTTGCAAAGAATAAGTTTTTTAAGGGTGGAATTATAGCAAGTAATCCACAACTAGCTTCACTATTGGAGGTTGGAGGTAAAACAATTAATATGCCATTTGTTAAACCTCTAACTGGGGATTCAGAAGTTCCTTCTGAAACTAATGACATGGGAATTGGAAATATTTCAACTTCTGAGGATATAGCAAGAAGGCAATTAAGAGTTAAGGCTTGGGGAGAAAATCAGTTAGCTTCATTACTATCAGGCGATAATGTAATGGATAGGATATCAGATGCTGTATCAGATTATTGGAGTGCTGAACTTTCTAAAATATTAATATCCACATGCACTGGAGTATTCGCTAAGTTAACTAATAAAGTTAATGATATTACAGTAAAAACAGGTAATGCAGCACTTTTAAATCCAAATGATGCTATAGACACTAAGTATATTATTGGGGATTCAGCTGACGCTATAACTGCTATTGCTATTCACAGTGCAGTATATGCTTATATGCTTAAAATGGATCAGATTACAAATGTTCCAACATCAGACGGAAAAGGAGTAATTCAAAAGTATGGCCCACTTAATGCTACTGTATTAGTAGATGATTCAGTGCCTTATGATTCTACAACTAAAGTAGGAGCGATGTATTTATACGGACCTGGAGCTTTCGGTTTTGTAGAATCAAATAATGGAATTGAAGCAGCTGAAATAACTAGAAATCCACTTAAGGGATTGGGGGAAAATATATTAATCTCTAGAAAACAATTTGTATTACATCCTTTAGGAGTCCAGTGGAATGAACCAACTTCATCAATAACTTCTCCAGCTAATTCAGATTTAGAGACTGCTACAAGGTGGACTAAAGTTAAAGAGGATAAAAATATATACTTGGCTCAATTTAAATTTAAAATAGCTTAATAGAAGGTTTCCCCCTCCTCTATTTTAAAAAGTAGGTGATAATTAATGACTACTGAGCAAAGAAAAGCTGTTTTAGTTATTAGGAACTATTTAAACAAAGATTTAAAAGATAATTATATATTAGAAAATTATGATTTAGCAGTAGAGCAGTTAATTAATAATGCTGCTAAATTAGAAAATATAAAAACTCCTGGAGTTAAATCTATGTCTGAGGGTAACCAATCTATAAGTTTTGATAGTAATCCTTGGAGCATAACAGAAGATATTAAAGCTTTATTACCTACGCCCTACGTAAGGATGTGGTAATATGGGAGTTTTATTTAAAAATGCAGATATAACTATATATAATAAGTGGTATGATTCTATAAATGATATAGATAAATATCAAAGGACAGTTATTAAAGGCGTTAACTGGCAAGGTAAAAGGAATGGTACTGTAAGTGATAAAGGTTTATTGCTTGCAGATAGTACACTTATATTTGTAGATAAGTTAGATAATTATGTTAGTCCTAAAAAATTTTTAAAACTATATAATGAAGAAAAATCTAATTATTTTACTTTTGCTCCAGGAGATAAAATAGTTAAAGGTGAGGTTGAGTTTGAAATAACAGGAATCAAACCTTATAGAATAGGTGATTTAGAATCTGAATTTGATGATGTTATAGATATTAAGTCTGTAAATATATTAACTGACCACATGGAAGTGGAGGGTGTATAATGGCCACTACAGTAAGAATTCAAATAGATAAGACAGAAAAAATACTCCTAAAACGATATTTAAATAAAAATGGTCAAGCACAAATAAAGTTTACACAAGAAGTTGCTAAAGAATGTAATAACTATGTTCCATTTCTCACTGGTAGATTAAAAGACATGAGTGTTGAATTAAAAATAGATAAGTTAATTTATAATGCTCCGTATGCTGCTAAACAATATTACACTAATAAAGGTGGAAATAGAGGAGCTTTAAGAGGTAAGTATTGGGATAAAAGAATGTGGAGTGATAAAGGTGATAGGATAGTTCAAACAATAGCTGATTTTGTTGGAGGTAGGAGAAAATGATAATAGATTCTTTAAGAAATTATATAAGAAAATGTCCATATTTATATACCTTTAACAATGCTATAAGAGTTAATGTAAATTATTTAGAACCTAGCGCAGATACTTATTCTATAGAAGAAATCCCAATAGAGCCTATTATAAAGAAGTATGTTAATGGAGATAGTGTAAGGCAATATGCATTTATTTTTACGTCTAGAGAGCCGTATGGAGCAGATGTGTTGCAGAATATAGACAATAGTGGATTCTATGAAAAGTTTGCTGATTGGATAGAACAAAATAATAACAATGATATATTGCCAGTGTTAGAAAATAACTTAGAGCCTTTAGAAATTAAAGTTACTAGCACTGGCTATGCTTTTGCAGTAACAGAAGATACTGCACAGTTTCAAATACAATTAAAGTTAAAGTATTTTAAGAAAGGAATGATATAAATGGCAGTTAGAAAGAGAAAAATACAAGCCAATTATTTAGAAGTAGCAGGTGCATTTGAGTTACTAGGAACAGGATTTACAGAACTTAATGAGAGTCCAAGTGCACAGACTACTAGTAAAAGATATATAAATCAATCTAGTGCAAGTCAAAGTATTACCGGATATGAGTGGGCTACTGAATTTACAGCGGATCAGATTGCAAGTGAAAAAGCTATAGAGCATATTAGAAATATTGGGGAAATGCAATTGACAGGCACCGATACTGAAACAGATTACTTAATAGTAGATTTAGATAAACCTGCAGATACTACTGGTTTTAGAGCTAGAAAATTTAAAGTAGCAATATCAATTGATTCTTTTCCAGATAATGATGGAGAATTAGGAATTGAAGGTAGTTTCTTAGGAATCTCTGACCCAACATTGGGAACATTTGATACAAGTACAAAAAAATTTGTAGAAGGTTTTACACCTAAAACAGAAGGAACAACCATAGTTGAGGAGGGTAAATAATGAAAATTAATGGAACAGAATTAAAAGATTTAGATATTTTAGACCTTGAAGTAGCTGAAAACTACGAAAAAGCAATTAAGGGCATTGAGGGTATATCTGAAAAAGTACAAGGCATGACAGTAGCTGAAAGTATTAGGGCACAATGTAATGCTATTTTTAAAATTTTTAATGATTTATTTGGTGAAGGTACAGATAAAAAGGTTTTTGGTAATAAAGTTAATCTATTAACTTGTTTAAAAGCCTTTGACGAACTTGTAACACAGGTAAATGCACCAAATGAAGAAATTGAAAAGATAGCTAATAAATACTCTCCTAATAGAGCACAGAGAAGAAAGAAAAAATAATGAATATGCTAATAGATTTAGTACCAAATACAATTGAAATAGAGGGCAAAAATTATAATATTAATTCAGATTTTCGTACCTCTATTCTTTTTGAGCTTTTAATGCAAGATAACTCTATTAGTGAAGAAGATAAGCTTATACAGGCCTTACAACTTTATTATCCTGTTATACCACCTAATATTAATTTAGCTGTAGATAAAATGTTATGGTTCTATAGATGTGGAAAAGACATAACACCATCTAAAGGTACTGGGAAAGGGAAAAGTACACAAATTTACTTGTTTAATTTCGATGATGACTATATTTATAGTGCTTTTTTAGACCAATACGGAATAGATTTACAAGACATAGAATATTTACATTGGTGGAAATTTAAGGCCATGTTTAAGGCTTTAAAAGAGGATAATGAGATAGTAAAAATAATGGGATATAGGAGTATGGATTTATCTAAGATTAAAGATAAAGAGGAGAAAAATTATTATAGGAGAATGCAAGAACTTTATAAGATCCCAATTGCTAAAGATGAAAAAGATAAATTAGAAGAAATAAATAATATCTTGCTAAATGGTGGAGATGTTGGCAACCTATTGTAATATATTCCTTATGTATTGTATAATTTATTAATATAATACATAAAGGGGTTGAGGATATGGGTTTGTTTAGTAGAAAAAATAAAGAAATTAGTCCTATTAATTTAACTTATATTGATGGGATAGATAGATATATTAAAAATACTGCAGTAAGCTTAAATTTGGATGACAAAAAAGAATGTTTAGTAATTAAAGCTTCTAAAAATAATTATCCTGTGGTAAACATAAATTTTGATAAATTAGTTGCCATTGATATTATACATGAAAAAGATATTATAGAAACTAATAAAAGTTCTGTTGGTAGAGCAATGGTTGGTGGTGTATTATTAGGATCGTTAGGAGCTGTTATTGGAGGAATTTCAGGGGTTGGAACTAAAAAAAGTTCTAAGTTAAGAACTTTTTTAGTAATTAATTATAAATCTAAAGATGAAGAAATTAAGGTAATAAGCTTTGAAATTGAAAATATTACTTTGAATATGCCTAAATTTATTAATAAATTAAGGGAAAATATTTCTAGTGACAATATAGAGGAAATTTATTTATAAGCACTTATATAAGTGCTTTTTTAAATGGGGTGATTAATATTGAAGAAGTAAGATGTCCTAATTGCAATCAAATGCTTTTAAAGGCTGATTACATTAAAGGAGAAATAAAGTGTATTAGGTGTAAAAAGATAATTGAATTAGAGATTAATCAAAGAACAGAGCCAAACCACACCATAGAGTAGTGAGTGAGCCTGTCTTTTTTATTTTATTTAAAAAGGCAGGTGAAAAATATTGGCAGATGGAAGAATTATAATTGATACTCAGATTGACAATAAGGGCGCGGAAAAAGGAATAAATGAATTAAACGGTATTGCTAATAAAGGACTAAAAGGCATAGGAATTGCAATAGCAGGTGTAGGAACAGCTATGGGGACTATGGGAGGATTTGCACTTAAAACTGGTGTAGATTTTGAAAGCGCCTTTACTGGTGTTAAAAAGACAGTGGATGGAACCGACCAACAATTTACACAGTTAGAAAAAGCTATTCGGAATATGGCTAAGTCTATGCCCGAAAGTGCTTCAGAAATTGCAGGAGTTGCGGAGGCCGCGGGTCAGTTAGGTATAAAAGTAGAGAACATAGAGGGTTTTACTAAGAGTATGGTAATGCTTGGGGATTCTACTAATATGAGTAGTGAAGAAGCAGCAACTGCATTGGCTAGGCTCGCAAACATAACACAAATGCCACAAACTCAATTTGATAGGCTTGGTAGTGTTATCGTTGCCCTAGGTAATAATTTAGCAACCACTGAAAGTGAAATAACTGCTATGGGTTTACGTTTAGCGGGTGCTGGTCATCAAGTTGGTATGTCAGAAGCGCAAATAATGTCGTTTGCTGGTGCTCTAAGTTCTGTCGGGATTGAGGCTGAAGCTGGTGGAAGTGCCTTTTCTAAAGTCATGGTTGATATGCAATTAGCAGTAGAAAAAGGTGGAGAAGGTTTAAATCAATTTGCCAAAGTTGCTGGAATGAGTTCTAGCGAATTTCAAAAGGCTTTTAAAGAAGATGCAGCAGGCGCAATTATAGCTTTTATACAAGGTTTAGGAAAATGCCAAGAAAGTGGGCAATCTGCAATTGGTGTTTTGGATGATATGGGAATTACTGAAGTTCGTATGCGAGATGCTCTTTTAAGAGCTGCAGGCGCAGGAAATATATTTACAGATGCACTAGAGTTAGGAACTAAGGCTTGGGAAGAAAATACAGCATTAGCAAATGAGGCTAATCAAAGATACGATACAACTGAAAGTAAAATGAAAATGATTAAAAATTCAGTTGTCGATTTAGGAATTGCTATGTTCGATAAGTTTAGAGAACCATTCCGAGAATCACTCGATACAGTAATGGAATCGCTAAGCAATTTATCTGATAGTCTTGCAAATGGCTCATTAGGTGAAAGTGTAGATAGATTAGCAGAAGGGTTTGGAAACTTTATCAGTAGAGTTGCAGAAGGTGTTGAAAATTGGTTACCTAAAATTATTAATGCTTTAGCGTGGATTATGGATAATGCTAGTTTTATAGCTTCAGGAATAGCGGGAATAGGTGCAGCATTATTAACTTTAAAAATAGCAAGCATAGTTGGTACAATTGCAGAAAAGTTTAAATTACTTTACTTGGAAATAGCAACTGGAACTCCAATTATGGAAGCTTTTAATATTGTATTAGGGCTTAATCCTATTATTTTAATAACTGCTGCCGTAATTGGATTTATAGCAGCATTAGTAATCTTATGGAACACTAATGAAGGCTTTAGAAATGCAGTAATAGGCGCATGGAATGCTATTTCAGGAGCAGCTCAAGCAGTATGGGGGGCAATAGTTGACTTTTTTACCGTAGATATACCAGCTGCATGGCAATCACTACTAGATTTTTTTAGTGGTGTACCTGGTTGGTTTGCTGATTTATGGGCTACAATACAACAAGCTTTTGTAGATGGTTGGAATACTATAGTAAATTTCTTTACACAGACTATTCCACAATGGATAGATAGTGTAGGAAAATGGTTTAATGAATTACCTCACCTAATTGGTTATGCCTTAGGATATGCTTTAGGAACTATAGTTAAGTGGGGAATAGATACATGGAATTACCTTTCTACCAACGTGCCTATTTGGATAAATAATGTTGTTAACTTTTTTGCCACATTACCAGGTAGAATATGGACATGGTTAGTTAATACAATAAATAGAATAGTAAATTGGGGACAACAAACTTATACCAATATGGTTAATGCTGCTACAAGGGCTATAAACGCAACTATTCAATGGTTTAGTCAATTGCCAGGCAGAATATGGACATGGTTAGTTAATACAATATCTAGGGTTGCACAATTTGCTGTTAATTTAGCTAATACAGCACGTACAGCTGGAGCCAATATGGTAACAAATATAATTAGCGCAGTTGCAAATCTTCCTTCACAATTTGTAAACATAGGAAAAAATATCGTACAAGGTGTTTGGAACGGTATTACTGGAATGGCTGGATGGATTCGAGATAGAGTAAACGGATTCTTTAGTGGAATCGTAGATGGTGCTAAAGACGCTTTAGGTATACATTCACCATCTCGTGTGTTTAGGGATCAAGTAGGTAAGTATATGGCCCAAGGTGTTGGGGTTGGTTTTGAAAATGAAACTGAAAATATAAAAAAATCTATGCAGAAAGATTTATCAAACCTTACTGCTAAAATGAAAACTACAGTTGACTTTGAAACTTCTAAAACTTCTAGAGCAATGACTGCTGGAGTTAATAAAACTATAAATAATACGAATGAAACAGTTACTAATAACGATAATGGACTAACTTTAAAAGTTGATAAATTTATAAATAATACAAAGCAAGATATAAAGGACATAGCTGAAGAACTTGAATTTTATAGAAAACGTAATTCATTAGCAACAGGAGGGGTATAATGGAAACTGGATTTATTTGGAAGGGCACTCACAGTAATGAGAAGGGATTAAAAATTATATCCCTTCCTAATATCACAACTCCAGAAAAAAGGGAAGAAAAAATAATTATTCCAGGAAGAGATGGATATTTAACACAAAGTGATGGGGGTTATGAAGGTGAAGTTAAACCTGTTGAGTTTGATATTAAACATGATAACTTTGACGAAATTAAAACATGGTTAAATGGGAGTGGAGAAGTTATATTTTCTAATGAGCCAGATAGATATTATAAAGCAAGAATAATTAATAAATTAGATTTAGCTAGAGTTCTTGAAAAGTTTCATAGCGGAATAATACAATTCGATTGCCAACCATTTGGTTATTTACAAAAGGAAGTAATGCAAATAATTACTCCAACTACTATTTATAATCAAACCAATAAAGATTCTGAGCCTTATATAAGGGTTTATGGTAGTGGAACTATAACATTAAATATAAATGATGAAGTTATTAAATTTACTAATGTTGAAAATTATATAGAAATAGATTCAGAATTAATGGAGTGCTATAAAAATAATACACCTCTAAATAATCATATGTATGGTGAGTTTCCTATATTTCAGATAGGAGAAAATAAAATAAGCTGGACGGGTAATGTATCTAAAATAGAAATAACTCCGAGATGGAGGTGCTCGTAGTGATTACACTTTACAATGAGCTAGAAACTAATTTTGAACATAATGGAGTAGGAATATTAAAAGACTGCTTAAAATGTGAAACGCACAGAGATTTGAGCGGTCTTTTTTCTTTAGAATTAGAATATCCAATACATTCTAAAATGGCTAATAAAATAGAAAAATTCATGATAATTAAAGCTCCAACTCCGACAGGTTTACAATTATTTAGAATACAAGAAAGAGAAAGAGATTTAGGAACAATAAAAATTAATGCTACACACATTTTTTTTGATTTAGTTAGAAATTTTATAGCTGACACCAACATAATAGGTAAAACAAGAATACAGGCAGTGCAACAGGTGCTGGATAAGACTTTAACTCCTCATAAATTTATAGTTGAAGGTGATTATGGTGGAAAACAAAATAATTGTAGAATAGTAAGATATAATCCAGTAAAGGCTTTATTGGGTGATGAAGATAATACAATTAGAAATAGATGGGGACTTGAGCTTGATTTTGATAACTATAAAATAATAGCTAAAGAGAAAATAGGAAAGGAAACTGGGGTGCTAATTGCATATAAAAAAAATATGCTAGGTATTACTGAAAAACTTGACATGAGCGAAGTTGCAACTAGAATAGTACCGCAAGGAGCAGAGGGGTTGTTATTGCCAGAGTATTATATTGATAGCCCTAATATTGGAGCTTATTATCAGCCTTTAATAGCTCATGTTAAATTTGATGAGATAAAAGTAAAAGAGCAGCCTACAGAAGGGGAAGAACCTACAGAAGATGATGAAGGGTTTGAAACCAAAGAAGAAGCACATGCTGAAATGAGAAAGCAAGTTAATAGATTATTTACAGAAACTAAAATAGATATACCTTACTTTAATTATGAAGTTGAATTTGAAGAATTAGGCAAAACAGAAGAATATAAACAGTTTAAGAGCCTTGAAAATATTAATATCGGTGATACTGTAACAGTTAGGCATGGTGAGTTAGGTTTAGATTTGAAAGGTAGAATAATAGCATATGATTACAATTGCTTATTAAAAAAATATATAAAAATAGAATTGGGTATGTCTAAAAAAGATTTAACATTAACTATAAAACAAGCTATGGCAGAAATTCAATTCACTAAAGAAAAAATAGAAATGGAAGTTTCCAATTTAGATAAAAGCCTGTCTAGTAAGTTGGAGATAACTGAAAAGCATATAATGACAGAAGTCAAAGATGTTAATAAGAGTTTAAATAGTAAAATCGAGCAAACAGCAGAAACAATAACATTTACAGTTAATAATCAAATATCTAATGTGAATAGTAAAATTGAACAACAGGCAGATAAAATAAATTTGGTTGTAGATGGTGGAGGAAGTATAAAGGCTGCACAAATTGCTTTAGCCATAGCTAATGATAGCAGTTCTATTAATATGTTAGCTGACACTATAAATTTAATACCAAATAACGGAGTAATAAATTTTTCTAATGGTACAAGTATAGATACTAGGGATAGTTCGGGGCAAAACAGAGATAACTTTATAAGATTACGTGCAGATAAATACCATTACGTTTGTGTGGATGCTAACGACGGAGCTATAAGTTTATTTTTCCCAGGCGGTGGAGGTTCACATGCTTACTGGACTTTTAAAAAAGATGGGCTGTATAAAGATGGGGTAAAAGTATTATAAGAAAGGAGTGATTATATGGATAAACCGTTTAATTTACTTATAGATACAAAACGAACAGGTTTCAATGCTGTAAGAGGATTAAAACAGGGGGACAATAATTCTGTATTAAATATTATTTTAGTGCAGAATAGTGTCCCTTTTGATTTAACTGGATTAACAGTAAGAATAAATTATAAAAGGCCAGATAATAAGTTATTTCTTCAGATGGTGGATATAGAAAATGCTACTGAAGGTAAGATTAAAATAAATATATTAACTAAGGTTTTAGAAAATGCAGGAGAAGTTAAAGCTGACTTATCCTTATTTGATAAAGATAATAGAAAAATAACAAGTGCAACATTTTCTATGTTTGTAGATTCTAGTGTTTATCGAAATGACTATTTAGAACCAGAAGACTTAGACCTTATTCAATCTATTTGGGTTGAAGAAGATAAAAGAATTAAACAGGAAAATACCAGAAAATTAAATGAAGAAAATAGAGTATCTAATGAAAGCATTAGAGAAAAAAATGAAAAAGATAGAACTGATAAAGAACATCTAAGGGAATTAGTAGAAGACCAAAGGCAAGACAATGAAGCAGGAAGAGAAAAAAGTGAAGCCACTAGAATTGAGAATGAAAAAACTAGGCTAGAAAATGAAAACCAGAGAAAAGAAAATGAAGAAAATAGAATTGCTAAAGAATCTGAAAGAGTAGATGCAGAAGAAGAAAGAAAGGCAAATGAATCAGCTAGGCAGCAAGGATATACAGAAATAAAAAATACTATTGATGATTTTTCTGTATGTGAAGAATATGATCCTAAGAAAGAATATAAAAAATTTAATCGAGTAGTTTATAATGGGAGTTGCTGTGAATGTTTAAAAGATTGTACTAACATATATCCAGTTAATAAAGAATACTGGATTTGTATAGCTACAAAAGGTAAAGATGGGTTAGGCAGCGGAAATATGCATACAGATGATTATGATAAAAATCAGAATGGCATAGTAGATAAAGCTGAATCTATAACGGATGGATTTATAACATATAACGTAACAGATATTAATAATAAATTAAATACTTTAAATGCAAATGACAAAAATGCTAGAGAAGAAATCATGGATATTAAACTCAAACTAAAAGAGAAACTAGCAGTAGATTTTATAAACAAGTCGGGAATAGGCTTCTTTGATACCTTTGAAACAAATGATTATATAGAATCTACAACAGCAAAATGGAATAAAACTGACACAACAGTAGATTTCGGTAGTCAAGAATCAGAGCAATTAGTATACCAAGCAGTAGACAATTCAAATGAAATACAATTAGTGGGCGACCAACTAAGTGTGGGGGATAAAATAAAAGTAGGGTATAAAATAATAACAATAGAGGAGGTACTATAGTATGGAGTATATAGGAATTGAAAAGTTTGGGTCATTTCTAGATAATGGAGCAGCGTATACTATTCCAGATAGACCGTGGTTTACAGATAACTACCCAGGTAGCTTATCTGAGCGTGGAAAGGGTAATATAAGAGCTATTGCAGATAGACACGAAATATCATTAGGGAACACTCTATCGAATGAAAACTCACAGATACCGTGGATTCATTTAAAGGATGGTTTAAAACATATTTATGTTTGCAAACAAGTTCTAGCAACAAACATATCATGGGACTATTTAAATGAGCGTAATATGATATATGGAACACCAGTTACAATAGATGGAAAACAATATAAGTTGAGGGTGTTAACTGGTGGAGTTGAAAGAAATCCAGATAAACCGGGTATGGTACCTACAGACAATGAGTGGGATACAATAATACAGAATACAGCAAACATCACAGGATTACCAAAACCAACTACAGAAGATTTAACAGAAGCCAATACTTATGGGCAACTAGACGGAAAACATAACCAACACTGGAACTGGTGGGGAATAAATACAATATGTCAAGAAACTAGGACATTAACCTCTAGTAAAATTACACGAGGATATTCTAGCGCTGCAAGTTTTACCAGTTATGATGCGATAGCCTTGAACAGTGCATGCGGGTGGCGACCAGTTTTAGAATATATAGAAACAGATCCACCAGAAAAACCAACTATAGTAAAGCCAACAGGAACGGAAACAAAACCATCAGTTACGAACGTACAACCAATTCAAATAGAAACAATATTTAACAATCCAGATGGAACATTCAAACACATGGACTATGAGGTATGGGACTTAGACTTAAACAAAAGAGTAGCTAATACTAGAGTTTTCATTACTAATGATGTATTAACGCCTAAATTAGAACTAGGGCATAGATATAAACTAATAGTATCCCACACAAACACAGCAGACCAAGTATCACCACAGGCAACATCTTACTTCATGCGGGGAATACTAAATAAATACAAGCTATCAGAACCAGTAACCCAAAAACAATATGACAAGTTAACAGCATATACAAGCGGGGATGACCTAATAATGAAACCACAACAATTCCCAGAAACAGAGAACTCAGTTATAAGACTAGTACCTCAAACAATGAACAACTTAACGGCGGGGGAAACAACTACAAAGGAATTGCCTTACTCAGCATCAACTAAAGCACTAGTCATAGGGGATAGATTAATCAAAAATAAAGAAGTATATACAGTAGCAGAAGTGAAACAAGGTAATAAGCCTATTAATGTGAATAGCACTATATATAAAATTCTAAACAAAGATAAACCAATGATATCTTGGACATATAGGTCGGGAACAAAGAGTTATACCTATAACGGATATGCCTATGTATCTTATTTAGATTTACCATATTTTCAAATAACAGGCATCCCATTACAAGGGGGAGAAACTAAATATATTTGGACAGGTACAACAGAAAATCTAAGAAACATGGTAACTACAGGAAAAGGAAATATGATGTATACAATCAAGTCAACAGAGAAAGAAACAAATTTAATAGCTACTAACCTAGATACAGGATTAGCAAAGCAAACATTATTACCTAGAGACAACGATCAAATAGCCCTTAGCGCAGTGGTGGATAGTAGGACTAACAGATTAGTTTTATCAGCTAAGGAGAGATGTAAAGTAACTGAAGGGTCTAGTACAACATACAAATACACTCTAATGTGTTACTGGTTTGACGTATCTGATTTGGATAATATCAAAATGGTGCAAAAATCTACCATATTAGCGAACTGCGGATACACAGAGTTGGGAAACCCAACTATCGAGGATATGCAGGATATCTATAAGGGAAATATATGTATATACTACCCAAGAGTTACTGAGGATAAATGTGAGTTAAAAGAACACAGATATGATTTAACATCCCTTGAAGGAGTTTCAACTCTAGGTATAGTCTCTGATGTAACAGACGCTTTAGATACTGAGATAGTAGCTAAGCATATTAAAGATAAACAGGGAGAATCTATTCTAGTTGTTAGTATGAAATACCCTTCCTTAGCTTCATCAGGAAATATACGAACACTAACCATGAAAAAGGGAGGTACATTATATTCTAATACTTTGTCATCAGGGACTGCAGCTGTAAGAACACATAAGATAACATATAGCCATGAACAAGGTATAGGTTTAGTATATGCTACCTCAGTTGGTAACATCTATAAAAGATTCACTAAAGACTATACTGAGTGGGGAAATATTGAATTTGTATTCAGCGTAACGCCAAGAGCAGGTTTGGAACAAGTTTTTGAAACGGTAGATTATTATCCAGAATCCTATGGAAAATATCCAGGATTAGCTATATTAGAATATACAGAAGCAACAAAGACAGATAAGTTAGTATTAAGAGCGGACTATACAAACGACAAAGAACAAGCTAGTAAAATCATCTTAGATAAACCAATCACAGCCCAGGCGGGGGAAAAGATAAAATATTTAGACTATGACCTAGAAGTAAAAGCAGGAGAAGAAACAGCAACAATAAAACCAACGGATATAACAGAAGACTATTATGAGTATGATGCACAATTTACTAAAGAAGAAGCTCAAAGAGATATAAACATAAAAGGAAGAAATACAAAACTAACAACATTATATTACTATAACTACTAAGAATATTAGGAGGTACAAAATGGGAGTTGTAATAAATCACTCAGTTATAAACAAAATACAAGAAGAAGGAAAAAATAATTTGGCTAAAAATATGCTATTAAAAGAATTGGCTAGTTTAAGATTAGAAAACAAAGAAAAAGATTTAATAGCTAAAAATTTAATGCAACAATTAGCAGAAATAAGATTAAATTTAATAGAAAAGGAAGGTAATTAATATGAGTAATGGATTTAATTTTTGGGAGATGTGTTTTAATTTTGGAGCAGTAGGAGAGGATATGCTTAAAAGAGCAGTTGATCTTGATGATTTAACCAAAGAAGAATATAAAACTATTACAGGACAAGAATATTTACAATAACTAAATAAATTTATAAAGGCAAAGTAGGACCATATAGGTGTTTTTATTTTGCCTATTTTTTATAGAAGGAAGGTTAAGAAATGAAATGGGATAAAATATTAAGTACAATTGTAGCAGGATTAGGAGCTTGTGCAAATTATTTCTTTGGAGGATTAGATATGGCATTAAAGACATTATTACTACTAATGGTCTTAGATTATATTACAGGATTAATTTGTGCAGGAAGAGATAAAACATTAAGTTCTAGTGCAGGATTTAAAGGATTGGCTAAAAAAATAATAATACTTATAATTGTTGGAGTTGGTGTATCTGTAGATAATGCCACTGGTGCAAATGGAATAGTTAGAAGTATGGTTATATTTTTCTATGCAAGCATGGAAGGTATAAGTATATTAGAAAATGCCACTAAAGCAGGTGTGCCAGTACCAGAAAAATTAAAAGAAATGTTAGTACAACTTAGAGAAGGAAATAAAAAAGAAATTAAAGAGCAGAGCAAATAGTTCTGTTCTTTTTATTTTTAGAATTTAGGAGGTAAATTTATGAAAGGTGTAGATATAAGTAATAATAATCAAAGGCCAATAGACTTTAATAAAATTAAGGCCAGTGGAGTAGAAATAGTTTACCTAAAGGCAACGGAGGGAACAACATTCAAAGATCCGTATTGTAATGAATATTATAATCGTGCTAAAGCTGCAGGTTTGAAAGTAGGATTGTATCATTTTTTAGTAGGCACTAGTGCTCCAGAAAGCCAAGCTGAAAATTTTTATAGTATGCATAAAGGAAAGACTTTAGAAGTATTATCTAACTTAGATATAGAAAGAAATAACTTTAATGTAATGGATTATGCTATAAGATTTATTAAAAGATTTAAAGAATTAAGTGGTAGAAATATTTCAATATATGCAGGCCCTTATTTCATAAATGATAATTTAGACAGTAGGTTAAAACAATATCCTTTATGGGTAGCACATTATGGAGTAAATAAGCCTATGGCCAATAAAGTTTGGGGAAGTTCATATGCAGGACACCAATTTACGGAGCATGGAACTATTCCAGGAATACCAGGCATATGTGATGTAAATAATTTTAATACTTCCATATTAGAAGAAAATAAAAAGGAGGAAAAGAAAGTGAAAAATTTAGTAGTATATAATAATATTGCAGATGCTAGAGCAGCAGAGTACTTAGCGGACAAGCTTAATTGCCCTACAATCTGGGGTGCAAGGTCATTCGATTATAGCGTTGTAGAAAATGTTATAGGTGTGGGAGGTAAAAAAGAGCAATATACAAGTTATTTAAAAACGTTAATATCTGGAAATAACAGATATTATACAATGCAAGCAGTTTTAAATTATAATAAATAA